GTTTAACAAGGGACTCGACAAGCCAGAAGGAGACGCGATCAGAAGCTTCGGAGAGATCGAGAGTGGCAATTGAACCATTTTTCGAGCCCTCCAAGGCCCTTCTTGCGTTGATGCTCTGATCGTCAAAGAGGGTGGACCGTCCTATATAGGACCGTCTTATCCCTTTGGTAATGCCGTCGAGCAAGCCTTGCTGCATATACTGCATCGTGACAGGCTCGATAGCAATGATCCGAGGTACCTTCATGGTTTTCGGAACGTGAATAACCCTTACGGGCGTTTCGTGTTCCGGGGCTACCGCTTCCAATGGAAGTTGAGAGAAGCCCAAAGTCTCCCCAGAAGCGTGCTCCATAGCATGGACGTACGCATCCGGAAAAAAGACTTTGTCGAGTCTCTCAGTCCACTGCGTCCACCTGAATTTGTCATTATACATGACCTTTTCGGCGGTTGCACCCTTTCCGTGTCTTGCGTTCAGGCGTTCCCCTTCAAAGATCTGACGATCGAGAGGGAGAAGCGCTCGAGAATACAAGATACGAAAGGCCGTGGACAAATCCGAGATGGATGGGACTTTAATCCCGTCCACCTCAAGACCTGCCTTGACGGCCTCAGGGCCGGGGAGGTCGCGGTCGACCTCGATGTAGCTACGCATTGCAGCGGACACCCTAGCATCACTGCATTGGGCTTTCACCTTCTTGAAGGTGAGGCATATCTGATGTAGACATGCGACCGATGTAACGCAAGGTTCATCGAGTAACTTGCCGCTAGCGTCAAAGACTTGACGTAGGAAACCTCTCAAAAATGAGGGGAGACCACGGGATGACCGGAAACCCGGGCATCCTGTAGACGCCAAGCACCCCTTTGACAGTCCCTGCAAAAGGAAACTGTCGAAGGCCGGAAGCGTGATCGTCAGAAACGACACGCCTTCGGATTTGACGCGATGTGAGATTGTGCGCAAATCGCGCTCAATCTCACTGGGTGGCACCGAGCACTGCATCGCGGAATCGCGAAGAAGCGCCTCGAGAAGCCAAATATGGCTTTTCATGGTCCCTACACAAATAGGTGGCCATCCACCCCGTATGCGGTTAGCTTTAAACCGACCAACCAGCTGGGAACGAGTTAGTTCTCGTTACCAACTACCTTGAGCACATTGGCTGACGTAAGCCAGGCAGTGAGCCCGAGGACAACGTCCTTAGCTTCGGCATTCGTATAGCCGATGCCCGTGGGGGGAACGTCGATGACCATATAAGCGGCCATCGTGTACTCCCTGTTATTCGCACTGACCAAAGGGTCAGCGGCGATGCGGCGCGCATCCAGTCGAACCATGTACCGACGGCGTTTGCCGGCGACACGGGAGATCGTCAGCTTGTAGCTGGCGTCCTCCTTCTGGTACTCACTCGAAGCTCCATTGCTGGAGATGCGGGGGAGCGACTGAGCAACCGCGTTCACGGTTACGGACTGTGGATCGGAAAAAGCCATACGGGATGACTCCTCAAGGTGAGGGGTAGACGGGCCACTACGGTCCCGACTACGTCACGCCCAACAGGGGGCGCTATGCCCTGGAAATGCCCAGGGCTGCAGCGGTAGCAATCTGGCGGGCACTAAGCCCATCCCAGGTGTTGCCGAACCCAAAGGGATTAGCTGCGCGGCGGTACTTAGTCTCGTACCCCATGGAACCACCGACGGTAACGTCGAATGGCCCTCCATAATATGTCGAAGCCTGAGAGGCTCGCACAGTTACGCGCGTTTCTACTCGGGACTGAAACATTACGAAGGCATAGGCTGCCACGAAGTAGTCTCCTATCGGATCGAATGTGTTCGAAACAGCGTCATTGAAGCTGTTGAACCATCCGGTCAACCACGACCACGGAGTCAACTTCCAGACAACATCAGGAGAAGGAGTCGCGCCTAAAAGCGCTATCATTGTCCTGTAATAGTTGAATGGGACGGTAAGATCAGGGATATTAAGCCGATAACCGGCTTCGTACCAGATCTTATCGTGCACAGTTGTTTCCGCCTCTTTAAACCCATACCAGGTTCCCAATGAACCGCAACCGGCAAGAAAACCGCCGATGTTGGTATATTGGAAGGTAGAGGTAGAAGAGGTCGTGTCTCTGAGCACTAAGGAGCGACGGATAGTCCGTGAATTTCCTTGTCTTTCCCATCTCTTAAGCCTCTCGGCAAAAGAAGTGGCAAAGTCCATGAGTTTCATGGCATCCTCGACCATAGGCCGCCAGCCGAAGTCATAGTTCAGATACTCTGAACCAAGAGCACGACCCACACGGCGCGGGGATGAACTAAGTGTCAAACCTGCACCGTGGATCTTGCTATAGCCGTGGAGGCGCCCGAGGGCACCCCCAAGGATATGACCCGGAAGCGATGGTAATCCGTCCTTGACGACCTCGCCAAAAGCGACGAGAGCGGACGCAACCTCCCTAGTAGGGCGGGTGCGATTCCAACCAACAGGCCCGAAAGGGTCTGCAATAGCTCCTTGCGTTGTTACGCCAGGAGCCGTCGGGAGTGAAAGACCGTGTACGCCACCAAGGCATACACCGCCTTTACATCTCCACTGGTAGGCGCCAATCTTAGGACCAAGCATACTGATGTTCTGAGTCTTTTCATGGACTCGGTACCAGCGCTTAGTCTTATAAAAGGAACCCCAATTCCGATAAGGGAAAGGGTTTCCTTGACTGATTATCAGCTCAGAACGTTCCTTACCGCCAACCGATTTCCCAGACTTATCTAAAGATAAGTCTGGAATCGCGTAGGTGAAAGAGCCTTCGCTCTGTTCAACTACGCTCGGAAGGCGACGAGGCATGATAGAAGAATCCTTTGGATCCGCTCGGGCCAAGCACCAAGGAGGCTGTCGAAAGAC